ATTGTTACTTGGCCAAAAGAAGCTGTCCAAGTTCTTACGGCTCATGTAGAGCAGCACAAGAGTGCCATGATGATGATAATGCAGTTCCAAAACCAGGGTAAAAAGGGGGAGAGTGGTGGACAGGGAGGAAACGATAAAAAGGCAGGAGGATCTAAGTCAGCTGCAGGAAAACCGGGTGTTTCAGGAAATGCTGACCCAGCTTCAAGTGCGGCTGAAAACCAAACGCAAGGAACAACGCTCGGCTCTGCTGCAATCGGATAGTTTGTTAGTTTTCCGTATCGAGGGGGAGATAGCAGGAGTCGAAGAGGCATTGAAGATTTATGATTCTTTAATGTCTAGTAAAAAGGAGATTCCCACCGTAACTTACTAAGTGGAGGATGTATGCCCAAACCGAATGATGAAGAAAAAAACGAAGGGGAGAAGGACGAAATTGAACTCGAAATAGATGAAGGAAATATAAATCTAGACGAGGGGATGGAAGTAGATTTAGAGGAAGATAAGGAAAAAGAAGAAAGAGAAGAGAAGGAAAGAAACAAAGCGTTTGCCAGCATGAGGATTGAGAACAAGCGTCTTCAGGAGCAACTTGATAAGATACAAGCACAGTTAGAAACACCAAAGCCGCAACAGGACTATACTCCAGTTAATGACGGAGTTCCTAGGACCGATGCAGAGTGGGACGCTCTAGCAGATAAGGACTGGAAAAAAGCAGTAGACATTAGAGCCAATATGAATGCACAGAATGTATTGGCCGCTAATCAACAGGCGTCAAGAGTTCAAGAGGAGTTGGAGAAAGCAAAAGCAAAAGTGCTTGAGCGACATCCTGAACTTAATGATAATTCTAGTGAAAAGGCCAGGATATTTCTTCAAGTTCTTAATAATAACCCCGATTATGTAAATCATCCAAAGGGTCCCATCTATGCTATGCGGGATATGGAAGATCACATGGAAACGGTACTGGGGTATAAACGCGAAGATATTGTATCCGCGGAGCGCAATGGGGCTCAGCGAGAGGCTAGTAGGCAGCACCGGATTGTGCTTAACAAGGGAGGCGGCAAGACGCCGGCGAGTGAGGGGAACAAGGTCACTATCTCGAAAGAGGAAGCCGAGTTTTGCAAGATTCAAGGATTAGATCCTAAGGAGTTCGCCAAAACTAAACAGAAGTTAGCTAAATCCGGTAAAGAAGGAGTTACAATATGAGCCCTACTAAAAAGACAGACACAGATTTTCAAGAAGCACCTTTAGTGGTGGAGGAACCCACGGCAGGTCCTCGTACGGTAGAAGTGTTATCCACACAAGATTCAGCGGTGGCTGATCTTGTAAAAGAGGCTCCAAGCACGGCAGAGGTTGAGCGTGCAATAGAGTCTATGAGAGATAACAAGCTGCCAAATATTCTTGAGTTGCCAGAGGAATGCAAACCGCTTTATAAGGTTAAATATCGGTTTCGCTGGTTAGCGAAGGATAAGAACCTTGAAGCCAAACTCCGTAGCAGCATATGGACGCTGTGTACGAGAAATAATTCGCCTTACATTAAAAAGCATCGCTTTAAATCCCATGGCGCTGTTGAACAGGCTGGGATGCTTCTGGCATTTGCATCGGAAGATGTGGCCAAGATTCGTGAAGAGGCTCCGGCAAAACGTAGTGCTGCGTTGGTTAAGCACTATACGGAGGATCTTGCTAAATCAGGAAGCAAGGAGAAGGGTGGATTTTATCAGCCCGACACCAGTGGTGAGGAAGGCGAATCGGACGAAGGCTTAGTAATGGAATAAACTTAAAGGAGTAACGATGGCCAATTTAAACTTCCCACGAGGTTTACAGCCATACGGTAATCTTCTTAGAGTGACTGAATATAAACTTTCTGCCGGTTATGCACAGGATCTTTTCATCTATGATCCTGTCATTGCCATCGCTACTGGACGTGATGTTAATATCGCCACGGCTGGTACGGGAAATCCCATAACAGGGTCCATTCTTGCTATCTATGATAGCAATAAGGTTCCTCTGGCATATTGGGACAGTGGGCATTCCGGTGAAGGATATGTTCTTGTGGCCGATGATCCTCAGCAGCTTTTTGTCTGCCAAGGTGATGGCGCTGTGTCATTCTTAGACGAAGATGACTGTAGTGGAAACTTGAATCTCGTCAGTGCAGCAGGTAGCACTGTAAATTACCTGAGTGGCTGGCAATTAGACGACTCTCAGACAGCTGGAAACGTGGCAGCTGACCAAGTTCGTTTGATTCGTCCAGTAGATCGAGTAGACAACACAGTCGGTATCGCAAATGCCGATTGGATTGTTAGAATCAATAACCATACGCAATCCGTCGGCATTGTCGGCGTAGGCGTCTAAGGAGATAACCAATGAATAGATCACAATTCAGCAAATCAGTAGTTCCTGGTTTGTTCTCCTTCATGTCTACATCCTTTCGGGAGAGAGCTCCGTTTTATTCGCAGATCTCAACCGTTAAGACATCACGGAGGGCGTACGAGGAATCTGCATATTATGCAGGGTTAGGGCTTTTACCTGAAAAGCCAGAAGGTGAAGCTATCAGTTATGATGACTTCATCCAAGGTCCGACCAAACGCTGGGTCCATAGGACTTATGCGCTTGGTGTTCGTATCACAGAGGAAATGATCGAAGACTCTTTGTATCCTGATATCCCAACAGAGATGTCGGATATGACTAAAGAGCTCGGTCGCTCTGCTCGTGAGACCATTGAAATTCTCGTCCATGACGCGTACAATGGAAACACGAAAACCGCTGGCGATGGCCTGGCTATCTTCAGCAATGTCCACACCAAACTCGGTGGTGGAACCTGGTCGAACTTGATGACTCCTGGTGCTGACTTGTCTGCTTCTTCGTTGAGGCAAGCAATTCAGAACTTCGAGAACACCACGGATGACCGGAGCAAACAACAGGTGTTGATCCCGAAAATCTTAATGGTCACACCTTCGGACGAGTGGAAAGCTCGTGAGTTGTTAAACTCGGCTTACGATCCGGAAAGCGCTGAAAACGCAATCAACCCAATTCAATCCCGGAACCTAAAGATGCTTGTGAATCCGTATCTTACGGACGCAGACACCTGGTTCTTGCTTGGAGAGAAGAATCCGTTGACCACGTTCATGCGCAGACAAGTACGGTTCGCAAAGGATGGGGATTTTGAAACTGGCGATGCCAAGTTCAAAACCAGCTTCCGTATTTCTACGGAAGTCAACTATCCGATGGGACTTTACAAAGTCGCCGGAGTGTAGTTAATATAGGGAAAAGGGGGGCTTCGCTAAAGTTGTCGCTCCCCTTTTCCCCAACCTTGTCCCCGTCGGGTAAGTCTCGGTTAAACTCCGAGAGGCAGGAAGGATGATAAAATGAGCACGACGAAATTTCCTCATGGAGTAGGAGCGGATGATAGTAATAAGCTAACTACCAGTGGACTAACACTTGGAGGCACACTTGTTACAGCGACTGCAGCAGAAATCAATGCCATCTCAGGTGGCGGGCTCGATGCAGCTGAGCTTGGTATCCTGAATGGTGCCACAGTCACTACAGCAGAGTTAAATACTCTCGATGCTTCTGCAAACGTTGAGACGCTTATAGCGGCTGGTGCTGTCAGCGTAACTCTTACGAACTCAAAATTAGCTCTCGTTGGTGCTGGAGCGGTGACGCTCGCGGCTCCGGGTGCAGCTATGCTCGGTAGGACTAAAACTATCGAGATGACTGTCGACAATGGAGATGTAACGCTGGCTTTGACCAACGTCCTTGGCGGAACAGCCGGAACAACGGCGACGTTTTCAGCCATCGGGCAGATGTTGGTTTTGGTTGGTGGAGCAACAGCTTGGCATGTCATTGCCGAATCAGGCGTAGCGCTAACGTAACCTAGGGACCAATGGGGCTGATGTCTTTAAAAGCTGCCTCATCTATCTATAATGAAGAGCACACGATTACAGATTTATGACTGTGATCGCTGTGGCCTTACTTATAAGAAACATGAGTTACGCCGGCAACGCGGCATGATGCTTTGTGAGAGTTGTAGAGATGACTACTCTAAAATAAATCATCCAAGACCGCGGTTCTTTACGCCGAGATCAAACAGTACTTCCGTTACGTCAGTTAACGAGCCTACAATATTTCCGATAAGTGCTGCTACAGGGATCGACCGGATTACTCAATCACGAGTATATACCCGTGAGGGAGGAAGATCTGTTTACCACATGTACATTGTCGGTAACGGCGGTCCTATTAACATTACTGCAGACCCACAAATCATAGACGGCCTTCAAGGCGACGTCCTTACCCTTACTGGCACATCCAATACAAACACGGTTACGATTGAAGACGCTGGCGATCTTGCGCTTACTCATGGGTCTATGATTTTGGGAGATGGAGACTCTATAACTTTTGTTTACAATAAAGATTATACGATTATTATGGGCGGACTTGGCTGGGGACTTAGTGAGTGGGGATCTACAGGATACGGATGGGGAAGTACTAACGAGGCGTGGGTTGAAACTTCACGTACTAAGGGAGGCTTTTAATGGGATCTTATACACCGAATAATCATTTATATAAACCCGACGTGGGAGAGACTGGTTGGGGAGATGAAGTAAATATATCTACAGACGCCATTGACGTTCTGTTACATCCAGCAGCCACAGCCGGAGTGGGTATTAGTGTTGATGCCGCACAGGTGATTACCAATACATCTCCAGATCAAACAGTCGCTATAGCCAGTGGGGCTTCAATATCGGTGACTGGTACGTACCCATCTTTTACAGTGGCCAACACAGACCCCGATCAAGTGGTTGTTTTAACAGAAGGAACATCCATTGAAATCGTCGGGACGTATCCCAATTTCACGATAACAAATACAGACCCAGATCAGGTTGTTACTTTTTCAGGTGGCACGAATGTCACTATCGGCGGAACGTATCCTTCTTTCTCAATCACCGACACCTCTCAAGCATCCGACGCTGGTCTTACGTCTTTGGCTGGACTTGTATACTCTGCTCCCGCATTCGTTAAGTTGACAGCAGGTGACACCTACGGATTAGACACCACTATATATCTTCCACAAGCATTAACTGATACCTATATCTTCGTCGGTAACGGATCAGGTGTAGCAGTGGGCGTTCAGATGACCGGTGATGTTACGATCAGCAATACTGGTGTGACAGTCGTAGCGAATGACAGTCACACGCATAATAATACTACGGTGACGCTTGCACTTGATGATCTTAGTGATGTTATAGCTGCGTCTCCAAATATCGACGAATATCTACGATATAATGGTTCAAACTGGGTCAACGCTCCGGGAGGAACCGTGAGCGCAGGTCCGTCTTCAGTGTTCTTCCTTGATAACGATGCTACGACGGGAGCATATCAAGCTCTCCTTTCCAGTCCTGATACAGTTACTCCAGAGGAGCAGGATTCAGTGGTCGTCAATAATTCTGAAGGACTTATCCAAGGATTTCTATACAATACGGCTTTAGGAAATACTACGATACCTAGCGGAGTCTGGGAGTTCAATTTCTTCGCATATGTGAGCACGGCTACTGCAGTATCTACTCTAATATATGACATCCATAAAGTAGTTACGCACGCTGGTACGGTTGCTATTACTGGAACTGGGACGTCCAGAACAGCAACTGTTACAGGAAGCACTCCGTTTGTAGCAGGTGACGCTAACGCAGATGTCCACTTAGCAAGTTATGTACAAACTCCAGATGGAACGTTTCAGATTACAGCGTACACGAGCAACGTCGAGGTTACAATAGCTACGGATAACGCGTATGTCAATGAGTCCGGAGTCGCATTCACGGTTCATCAGAATCTAATCAGCGACGAGTCTGGAGAGATAAACAATCTTACCACTCCCGTCGAGATAGATACTATTGTTGTCCATACGTCCTTTTCTGTGAATGCCACAGATAAATTAGCATTGAGGGTTTATGGAAAGACGACGCATACTTCTGATGTCACGATTACGATTTCTCATAATAGCACAGACCACTACAGCCATTTCCATGCTCCGTTGGCGATTACGCACAATCAGCTATCTGGTTTGCAGGGAGGAACCAGTGGAGAGTTCTATCATTTAACGAGTGCTGAGTACAGTGATCTTCACGTTCCTGCGACTGCTGGCACTGGAATTGACGTTACCGGCCAAGCTGTTTCTTTGGATCATCTTGGAATAGAGGACTTGACCGATCCTAATGCAGACCGTCTAGCCATATGGGACGATGTTGATGGATCAATGGAGTGGGTCACGATTGGATCGAATCTTTCTTATGACCACGCAACTCACACAATATCTGCAACAGGTGGTGGTGGGGCAACGTTAACCCAATCAATAAATCAGGTCGCTCACGGGTTCGCACAATATCAATGGGTATATCATAATGGAACAGGATACGCTTTGGCGGACGCTTCGGCAGCTGCTAGTGCTGAGTCTATTGGCATTATATCTGCTGTGGCTGGTTTGGATGATTTCACTGTGCAGTTTGGCGGTAGAATCACGGGATTATCAGGACTCACAGCTGGACAAGCCCACTTCCTATCAGAAACAGCCGGGGCAATTACAGCGACGGCACCGGTCACTGAAGGAGCCATTGTAAAGCCGGTACTCGTAGCTGATTCAACGACATCAGGGTACATCTTTAATATGCGCGGGTTCGAGGTTACAGGAACAACAAGCTGGTATCAGGCGTTCACGAATGCCGACCTTACCGCCGGTGTATTGACCGTTAATCACAATCTTGGGCATAAGTACGCTATCGTTCAGATATATGATAATAATGACGATATGGTTATGCCTGATGGTATATCTTTGACCGATGCCAATAATCTTGATGTTGATTTAACAAGTTATGGGGCAATTACAGGAACATGGAGAGTGATTGTTCTGGATGTTGGAACGACCAATAGTAGCGTGGCTTCTGACTTATCTCTATCAGGGCAAACGAGTGGAGATAGAGTTGTATTCAATGGTTCAAATTGGGTTAGAAAACCAGCTTGCCTTTTTGCGGCGTATATGACAGGCGATACCCTGATTGCTGCAAGTGGAGTTTCTCAAGATGTGGAGTTTGATACAGAGGTGTATGATATCGGCGGAAACTTCAACACATCTAACTATACTTTCACAGCTCCGTATACAGGGTATTATGATTTGAAAACATCTGTTATGTGGAAGTTTCTTCAAACAGATACAGGGGAGCTTGATTTAATAATTGTAACAACAGGGCAGAGTTATTATATTGGTCAATGGTTTAATTTCTTTGGTTTGACAGGAGCCATTACAAGATGGTCGCAGTTTAATAATGTTATTGCATATATGGTTGCCGGAGATACAGCAAAAGTTCAGGTTCAGTACAATGGAACAACAGGAACAACAGCGATTGACGACGGAACGGCATTAAATAGCACTTGGTTTCAAGGATATCTAATAGCATAAGGAGATAAACAATGAAATACGGAGATATTGCAAGCGAAGGTTCAATAACGCCTTTACCGTCGGACTTTGCAATAGCAAGCCAGGCAACTGGAAATCTTCTATACTTCAACGGTACGAACTGGGTACGTCTTGCTCAGGGCTCTGCGAATCAGCTTCTCCAGTGTAATGGAGCAGCAGCTCCTACCTGGGTAACACCAGCTGCTGGCGGTGGAGTTCCGGTAGGTATGCAATTATTTACTTCAAGTGGAACTTGGACAAAGCCCGTTGGTGTAACTAGAGTTTACATTAGAATATGGGGGGGCGGAGGTGGAACAAATGGCGGAACTAACGCTGCCGGTGGTGGCGGTGGTGGCGGGTATGCAGAAGGTATTATAGCGGTTACGGGAAATGTTAGCGTTGTTGTTGGTGCTGCTGGAACTAATGGTGGTGGCGGAAATAACGGAACGGATGGTGGAAATAGTAGTTTTCCGGGAACAACAACTATTCAAGCAAATGGTGGAGTTGCAAATAGTGGAACAAGCGGCGGTGCAGGTGGAACTGCTAGTGGCGGGTCAATAAATGTTACAGCAATTGCCGGAAGAAGTGCGAGTCAAGGGGCACATGGTGGATATAATCTAGGAAATGTTATGCAATATGGCTCAACGCTTTCTATACCCGCCGGGAACGGAATATGGTATGGAGAGGGCGCCGGTGGTAATACTGTATTAGGCGGAACTGCGGGAACAGCAAAGAGCGGTTGTGTTATCGTAATGTATTAACAAGGAGAACATTATGGGAAGTTCAGCAATAAATAAATCAAATTTCGCAGCCGTCGATCTTCAGATATCCGGACAGGTGCAGGGAGACCTCTTGTACTTTAACGGTTCTGACTGGATCCGTCTTCCCGCAGGTTCGTCTGGGCAACACCTTAGAGCGAACGGGGCTTCCGCGAATCCGTCCTGGGAGACGAGTCCTCTTCCTACAGATCTCAGCATAGCGAGTCAAGCTACGGGGAATATCTTATACTTTAATGGTACGAATTGGGTGCGGCTTGCTCAGGGATCTTCTGGGCAACTCTTACAGTGCAACGGTGCAGCGGCTCCGACTTGGGTTGCGGCTCCTAGTGGAGGGTCCCAAATACAAGTTTTTACTTCAAGTGGGACATTCACAGCGCCAGCAGGGGTCACTATGGTTTTTATTACAGCCACGGCTGGTGGCGGAGGAGGGGGGGCAAATAATACAAGTGGTGGTGTTGCCCCTGGAGGCGGAGGAGGGGCCGCTGTAATTATGCGTCCGTATACAGTTACACCCAGCAATTCTTACACCGTCACAGTTGGAGCCGGAGGAACGGCTGGTTCTCGATATTCTATAGGAGGAACAGGCGGAACGACATCTTTTGATGGTACAGGAATAAGCCTTCCAGGAGGAACAGGCGGGATCGAATACGGCGGCCCGACCATAGGTGTAGGTGGTGGTGAAGGGCTAAATGCCGAAACAAGAATCGGAGGATATTGTATTAAGGGAGGTAATGCTTTGGGCACAGATAAAGGTGGTGGAGGAGCTTCTGCAATAGGTAAAGCTGGATCACGTCCAAGTGGAGCTGGCGCTGGAAGCGCTGGTGTATTTGGAGGCGGAGGCGGCGGCGCTTACGGTGGTGGTGTAGGGTTCTATGCTGGCGGCGCCGGTGGAGCAGGGATAGTTATTGTAACGTATTAACATATAATCAAGGAGGAAGTAATGGGCGCAACTATGGGGAATTATTTACTAACAAGCGCGCAGATCGCGGCTGGAGGAACGTTCACGTCTGCTCCAATCAACATTGAGAAGGCTAATGCACTGGCTGTGCATCTTACCTCTATTGTTGGGGCCGCTCCGAGCTTGACGTTCACGTACTCACTGAGCTCTAGTGCCGATGGGACGTTTGTAACGCCATCTGCACCGGCCACAATCGGAGCAGTGGTGGGTGCTGCTGATGTACTGGACTTCGCACCGGAATGTGCAAGCTTCATCAAGATCATTGTAACCAATAACAATGGGGCAGCTGTTGTAACGCCGACAGTTATCCTGGCTATTCAAGAGTCTGATTAAGGAGGCTGATATGGGTTTTGCAACTGGTCCTAAGGATAAGACCGAAACAATCGTCCATACGATTGTTGAAAAACAGGTGGAACGTCCAAAGTTTATTGACGTTGAGATCACACGTCCAGTGTACAAGGATGTCATCATCGAGCGCCCGATCATTGTGGAGAAGGAAGTGATCGTGGAAAAGGTCGTTATTAAAGAAGTGGAAAAGGTCGTGGAGGTGCCACGTTATGTCACGAAAGAAATCGAGGTCATCAAGACAAAGATTGTCCCTCAGGATGTCTACTCTGCTAAGGTTATTGAACAAGTGGTTCATGTCTCACGCCCGGAAATTAAAGTCAAGTACCTTGAAGAGGTTATCCGGGTCCCAAAGATCGTCTATGAAGAGACCATCAAAACGATTGAGATCCCGAAGATCGTCGAAAAAGAACTAATCATTAGTAGGCCGAAGTTTGTGGACAAGGAAGTTACGGTCATTAAACCGAAGTACGTTTGTCAAAATTGTGGACACGAGGTTAGATGAGAGCACTTCAGCACGTAAAACAGATTGGTGATTTTGATTACTACCAGGCGTATACATTAACGAACCTGTACGTCGAGCAGACGTTTGGAGAGCATATCTCCACGATCAATCTTACTAATGATTCGACAACAGACGTGGCACAGTTTAGTTTTGACGGCGCCACGCTTGCTGGTGAGGTTCGTCCGGGAGAGTCGCTTACGCTAAACGTCGATCAGAAGAGCAGCATCTATGTTAAGGGATCAGCAGGAGGCGACGTACTCAGGATATGGAGTTACGCTAACGTGAGCGCGTCTGCAGTAACGACATCGTTTCAACCATTGAGTGTAGTTAATAAGTCCTATGAAGACGCAGCGTTCGTCGTTGGGGAGTCTCCAAAGATTATAGACTTCAACGCCGACGCCGGAAGAAATGCACGTCAAGGTTGGGTTACGTGTGATGGATTGGGGGATATTAAGGTAGCCTTCTCTAGAGACGGGTTAACGTTTGGAGACGACTGGACGATGAAGGCAGGGGAAGGAACGAACTTAGAGAACTTTGATATTGATACGTTAAGAATTACCTGGGTCGCAGACTCAGCTTACAGGGTGGTACTAATATAGTGGCGGATTTCAAGCCAGCACAGGTTACAGGGGATTTGGGCGTTACAGGCGCTGTGACGATTAACGGTATTTCTTTATCAACCGTTAAGTCGACAGGATCAGCGACCAATGTAGCAGCCTCTACTTTAACGACGATTCTTTCAAAGACAGCAGATGCGTTGTTTAATAATATTACTATCGTGAGCGTCTCCGGAGAAGCATACGCGAAATACATTCTGTATCTGAATGCGACGTTACTGGATGTCCGGAGAACAGGGCCTGACCGAAATCTCCAGTTTGACTTTACTGGAAGTCCTTTAGCCCTAACAACCGGGGACGTCGTCGATATTAAAGTAGAGCATTACAATACAGGGGATCTTCTAGATTTTGAAGCAACTATCTATGGGTATGCGTAATGAGTGACATAGTAGTCTATAGGCAACGAAACGACCTTGCCAAACCAAATGTAAGAGTTCAGAAGCTGTGGCTAGAGCAACAGATCGCTGAGAAGAAAGCACGGGTTCAGCGTCTGCAAACTGACGCATTTGAGATTATGGAAGGCCGCTTAAAAGGAATACAAGCAGACATCATCATGGCTGAGAGAGATGTCCTTGCTTTAACTCAAACTCTTGATGATCTCGAGCGTCGCTATGAAGGACAAGACGATGCTGAGGTTATCGACATAAGCAAGGAGAAAAACAATGGCTGATGGATTCTTTCCAAGTCTAGTTTCAAAAGATCGTGATGTAAACGCAGTTGCAAACCCGATTTTCGTAGAGTTATCCGACGGTACCGCGGCTGTAAGTATTACCGGTGGTTCGTTAGATGTGAACGTTACAAATACCAGCGTTCCCGTAACTGGAACGTTCTACCGTGATTTGGTGGCTGGCGTTGGTGCCGGTGAGGACAATGTCCTTATCTTTGCTAACACTGTCAAGGACGGATCAGGAACCGACTATGTTCCATTGGTAGATAGCGACGGTAATTTGCAGGTGGACGTTCTTACCATGCCAGCTATGTCTATCAATGCAGAATACCAAGTGGACGATGCGGCTGGTGCAAGCGATTATGGTATCCCGACGCTGGCTGTGCGTGATGACACCTTATCGGCATTGACTCCTGTGGATGGAGATTATGTCGACCTTCGTGTTGATGCAAACGGAGCACTGTGGGTAAACTTTGTTAATACCACGATTGCTGTCACGGCTTCTGACCTGGACATCCGCAATCTTACCCTAGCGGACGATGCGATTAAGATTAGCGGTAACGCAAATGCTAACACCGAGACGAATCCTATCTTCGTTCAGAACGTTAGCACAGTTATTTCTGGTGAAGAAGTTCACAACTATGATACATCTGTCAACGTCGCTGTTGATACGGCAGATAACCATGACTACGCTGTGACAGGAACGAGCTTCTTACTAAAGTCTGTTATCGTATCGGCAAGCGGTAACGTGAAGTTTGAAGTTCAGACTGGTCCCGTGGCAACTCTTGTAACGAGGGCTGTCGGATTCTTGAACGGGCGTCAAGGAGATACGCAGCAGTTGTTCTTTGACCCGCCCATTGAAGTGCCTGTCGCTAGCACGGGAACTGTTCGTATTGCAAGGACAAACCGGCAAGGTGCGACGATGGATGTTTACAGCACGATTATTGGGTATGATGTCTAATGCTAAAGAGAGACCGAGGGTTGTCTAGAATGCTTAGGCAAAATAGGGCAGGCCTTCACAAAGAGGTAGGGCTCTTGGTGCTCTTGCTTTTAGCAGGATGTACAGTCGCAGAAACAGATCCATCCAGATACCGATGCAACTGGATAGACGAAGGTAAGAGTTGGAATTGCATCAAGGATAATATTGAGTTCAACTGTGAGTATAAAGAAAGGCGTTAAGATGAAAGAGAAATCGACTCCAAATGCTGTCCGTGATGTTAAGGCGACAGAGGTCCCAGGCAGTCCGACACAACAGGTTCAGATTCATGCTGGTAACACAACAGTATTAACGGTCCAACTCCTTGGGCAGATTGCCAAGAGCTTGGAGAAGATAGCCGCAGCGTTGGAGAAAAAGTAATGGGTGACATAACCGATAAGACGTTAGATATCAACATATGGAACGACGAGTATACGAAGAAGGTTAGCGTAATCACTGATGGTTCCATTGAGCGTCTTGCCATCGACGGAACGATAACTTCTGACGATTCTCCGACGAAGTACCAACTCAAGACGGACTTTGATGCAACGGGCGATACCCTCGGAACTGGTGCTGATACCACGCTCTCTACTTTTACGGGAGCAGGAGTGCTGGACTTCATTGCTGTAACAGCTCCTACGTCCTCTAACTTCCTTGTGGCTCTTGTCGTTGATGGAGTTGAGAGGTTTAGGATAAACATGGCTGAGCTTGGAACTGACCTCGGTTTGACAGCAGGAACAACTCCT